GATCTGTGCGCTCTGCCGCCTCGTCCGGAAGCTCGTCCAGGTCTTTGAGCACGCCGGACTCGACTTCACCGACTTCAGGCTGCTCGTGCTCAGCGATGGAACCGCACAGCTCGCACAGGTAAGTGCCCCTGCGCAGGAAGTAGAACCGCTGGCCGACTTCGATAAGGGCCTTGCAGCGGGCACAGGAAGTTTTCCTGTCTGCTGACTCGATCCACTTAGCGGCCACTACTTCACTTCCCGGTACGTCTTCCCGCTCATGACCTGGCGGACGGTGGAGCGGCCTATGACGTTGTTGATCTTCCTCGCGATGGCCTGCTCGCCCAGTCCCGCAGAGGCCAGCTCGCGGATGTACCGGACCTGGGCGGCGTTCAGCTTGCGGTGGTTGCACTGGCCTCGCGACCTGTGGCCTTCCGGCTTGAAGCTGTTGCCCCGGATCACGTTCCTGACGGTGTCAGGGTGCACGTCGTACTCACGCGCGATCTGGCCGGCGGTGTACCCGAACTCCGCGAACAGCCTTATGAACTCAGCGTCGCGCATCAGGAGCCTTTTACCCCTCAACCGACTCACTCTTCCCTTCAAAGTGGGCCTTGAGCAGCAGGTACAGCTCCAAGGCATGATCTTCCGGCATAACAATCGGAGCCTGGTATCCATTCCTCCGGATGAGCATCGTGGGCGGCGGGGGCTCGGGTGCCGGCCGGAAATCCAGTTCGAACAGAGGTTCGTCGTCTGCCACAGGGGCCTCCTGTTGTGTTGAAGACAGTCTACTGCCCTGGAAGGGATATGCTCCAGACGGCAAACGCAGGAGGAAACGTGAACCCCGGTGAAGTCATGAAGGTCAAAGAGATGATCAGCCATCCCGCGCACTACGGCGGCGAGGGCGATCCCTACGAGGTGATCAAGGTAGCCGAGGCATGGGGGTTTGACGGCGACGCGTACCTGTTCAACGTTCTCAAGTACATCAGGCGCAACAAGGACGACGAACTTGAAGACCTGAAGAAGGCGCGGTTCTACCTGGACCGGAAGATCAGGCGCATGGAGGAAACCGAGGCCGGTCACGAGGCCGCTACAGAACCCGCGAAGTACTCGAAGTACATTTCCGTCGTGCTCGATCCTGACGATCTTTTCACCCGGTATTCCCTCTACGTGCACACGGAGTGGACGATCGCGACCATGGCGGCGGTCACGGCTGCCGTCTCCGGCCGGCACGAGTGCGGCACGTTCGGGATCGCGGTGAGCCGGGAACCTGAGAACAAGCCCCTGAACGGCGCGGAAACTGTAGGGTGGATGCTGCGGAACTTCCCGCCGGACAAGTTCGACTACTACCTGAGGAAGCCCGGTGTTTAGCGAGGACTACGAGAATTACCGCGAAGAACCGGATGAGAAGTACACGGTTCACCAGCAGGGCGCGCAGGCCGTTCACTCAGACGGCGTCCGGCGCGACACCCAGCAGGGCAAGACGCTCTACACGCTGCTGTTTCCCAAGGGCGTTCCGATGGACGAGCAGCTTTTCGTACGCGTAGCCAGGCACTACACCAAGGGCGGCGAGAAGCACGGCAACCGTAACTGGGAGAACTCGTGCGCTGAGGACACGCTGGAGCACCATACCGAAGCCCTGTGGCGGCATTTCATGGAGTTCTTCTTCGACACGGGGAAGAACAACGAGGATCATGCGGCGGCGGTAGTATGGAACGTCAACGCCGTGGACCTTACCCGGCGCAACATAAGGAAAGCGACGGAAGCGCATGGCGCTGAATGACGAAGCAGAGCGTCTTACCACCGCCGAGGAGTACCTGGCCAGCTACGCACCCCACAGCCAGGAGTACCAGGCGGCGCTAGAGCACGTCCAGTGGGTGCACAAGAACAAGCCCGAGTACAAGGCGCGGTGCGAGCAGATCATCAAGAACATAGCGCGCCGTGCCGCTGCCGCCCGTGAAGAATCGAAACTGAGGTCCCTGAAATGACCGTGTCGGATTTCACCGAAACCTCGCTCAAGCCCCAGCTCAGGGACCTTACGTTCAACCAGCTTATGCTGTTCATGGACGACCTGGCCGAGGAAATCGCCTTTCACGCCCAGCAGGGCGCTTCAGACGACGAATGGCGCGACGCGCAGGCGATGAAAGTCGTAGAAGAGGCCGGGGAGTTCATCGGCGCGTACGGGCGCTGGCGCGGGTTCTCCCGGCGCAGCGGGTCGATGGCCCAGCTCACGGAAGAACCGGCGGACGTAGTCATCGCCTCGCTCCTCATGTTCGCCGTCCTGGACAAGGACGCGCAGATGTACGTGAAAGCCAAGCTTTTCAAGGTCATCACAAGGGGCTACGTGAACAAGGATGACTCCGCACGCTAAAAGGGCGACGGCGGTCATCGCAGCCGCATTCAGCCTTGACGCCGTGCTCGGCTGGGTATTCGCCCTGGTCCAGCATATTCCTGTCATAGACGGGCTGTACTATGCTGTGACCACGGCCAGCACGGTCGGCTACGGGGACATCTACCCCACGCACCCGATGTCGAAGCTCGTCACCGTGATCATGGAACTCACGGTCATACCGCTGTTCGCGTCGGCGTACTCGCTGATGACGGCCGGCCTCACGACGGCTAACGTAACCGCGCGGGTTAAACGGCACATCGACAAGAGGCACATGGAGCTGAAGAATGATCCCTTCTGGCCCCCTACGGGGACCGCAGCCAGTTCAGGTAATGCGGAACGGGAAAGTAGTACAGGTGATTGACCACGGAGACGCGGCGCTCCTGCCGTGGGAGTGCATGTACAACTACGACGGCGTTACCACCAGGGCCTGCTCGCGCCTGGAACAGATCGCGGCGGGGGAGGCGATCCTGGGGTACGAGGAATCGGCGCAAACGTACCGCGACACGTCCGATGAGCTGAAGGAAGCCCGGAGCTGGTTCCACAAGCAGTTCATGGACGCGGTAAAAGACACGATCCCGGCAGGCGGGCTACAATTCGGTGCATGACCACGCACGTGCACGCTCCGGTACTGAAGCCTAAGTCCGAGATCGCGGAACAGGCCCGCGAAATACACCCGTTCCGGTTCACAGGCAAGCTGGTCCTGACTACGATCGCGGCTGTGTTCATTTCCCTCGGGTGGATTGCGGGGGCACTCTGGTTCGCTGCCGCGTTCTCCGTGCTGTGGGCTTTCAACCGGGTCCGCTGGACGGGGCAGTGCATTCGCCTGGGATATCACACGGGCGCACGCGTCAAAGTTGTACCTAAGCAGCAGGAATAGTACCCTCCGGTTTAAGGCGTGACCATGGCCTAAGGGAGCTGGGAGTGCCGAGCAAACGTTAGCGGAGCGGGATACGGAAATCTCTGGCCGCACGTGTCAGCCGGAGAAAATTCCGTGGGACTTCTTGACCGCGTAGCTAAGCATGCCCAGATGAAGCCCGAAAAGAGGGCGATCGGCGGCGTGCCCTGGCAGCCGTGGACCGATCCTTTCATGCGCTTCGACGTGGGCGGCCCTGTTCACCCGACGCGCCAGGTATTCGGCGTAGACAAGGCGCTGGCGCTTCCCGCGCTTTACGCGGCCACTAAGATCCTGAGCGACAACACCGCGTCCCTTCCCGTCAAGGTGTACACGAAGCACACGGACGGACGCAGGACGCCGTACACAGGGCCGTCTCTCTTCGACAACCCCTCTATAATCGGCACGCCGTACGACTGGCTGTTCGCCTGCATGTCCAGCTTGACGCTCCACGGCAATGCCTGGGGCCTTGTCACGGGCCGGGACGGATTCGGCTACCCCACGGGAATCGAGTGGATTCCGCCTGAGTACGTAATCGTGGAACAGGACGACGCGCAGCCGTTCAACCCCATGGCTGCCAAGGTCTACGCCTACGGACGGCCCATGAAGTGGTTCGGGCCTGACTCTGAGGTTTTCCACCTGAAGGGCTATTCGCTGGCCAACCGCATCGAGGGCCTTTCGCCGCTTCGCGCTTTCGCGCTGACGATTCTGGCCGGCCACGAAGCACAGCGGTACGGAACTGACTGGTACGCGGCAGGCGGTTTCCCGCCCGGAACGTTCCAGAACTCCGAACTCGAAGTGGACCCCCAGCAGGCCGCCATTATCCGCCAGATGCTCGTCACTTCCCTGCGCAGGCGCGAGCCCCTGGTTTACGGCAGGGACTGGGACTACACCCCCGTTACCGTGCCGCCGTCTGAGGCGCAGTTCATCGACGCAATGCAGCTAAACGCAACGCATATCGCGTCTATTTACGACCTTCCTCCCAACCGCGTAGGCGGTAAGAGCGGCGACAGCCTTACCTATTCCACCGTGGAGCAGAACCAGCTTCAGGTAATCGAAGCACTTAGGCCCTGGCTCGTGCGGCTTGAGTACGGGTTCTCCTCCCTGATTCCCAGCCGCCGCGAAGTCGCTTTCAATACCGACGCCCTGCTCAAGACCGACCTGAAGACGCGCACGGAAATCTACCAGATCCAGCGGAACATCGGCCTGAGGACGAC